CATATCTTCTGTTACATCTTCGCCCAAACGCGCAAAGAGTCTAATAACTGCAGGATGATTACCAGCCCCACCATCCATTAAGGCTCTTAATTCATCATCACCATAAACATCCAAAGCCCTATGTGCCGATCTTAATTTCTTATCGTAATCAAAACCCCATTCCTGTTTAAGGGATTCTTCGGTACTTCCTTTATCGGAAACCGCAGCATATTCGCTTTGTTTTAAATCATGCTCTATAGCGCCAAGCTGATAATTAATTAAAGCATTAACTTGATCGTTATTAAGACCAATCTGATGCGCTACATTTTTAAACTGATTTACATTTTCCTCAGAGAAAAATTGTTGGTGAGTATCTGGAATATTAACTTCGTACTTTCCAGCTTCTTTAGGCCTGCCTAGTTTGTCATACAACTCGGCTCTTTCTTCATCAGTTTTAGGGATTGGTACTAAACTCCCCATTCTTTTTTGCTGGTGTACTAATGTTTTCGCTGCTGATTCAATATCGTTAATATTTTGAATAGTAGCATCATTTTGTAATTCTTCAGATAAACCAGATCGCCAATCTGTCGGATTATCACTTTCACCAGATCCAAGTAAAGTATCCTCTACTGGATTGTCTTGTGTTGTGGTCTCTTGTTCTTCAGCCATTTTCTTTGTCCTCTTCTAGTAAGTTTAATATACGAATAATTACCGATCTTTGTCCTTCTCGGTAAGCAGTTTCATAAGGGTCTTTTGAAAAAGAACTCCTATGATAATAAGCCGATTGTAAATCAGCTAATACGGTTTCTCCCTCTGTAGATGTAAAGGTAGAAAGATAAATCTTTTTTATATCTTTTAATTCTGCGTCAATCATTAAGCAGGTAGGCCTTCTGTTTCAGCAGCTATAGCTTCACCCATTTCTGCTAAAGCTGGATCAGACATTGTTTGCGCTGCTTCTGCGCCTGTTTTCATAGTTTCTGCTTGTGCTTGGGCTTGTTGCATTTGCATCATCATTTGTTGTTGTTGCGCCCTCATTTGCCTCATTTGGTCTACTTCATCCCTACCTCTAAGAATAGTCTTAGGTACACCTAGCAATGTTGCTCTTACACGTATTGCTTCATCATGATTTATTAAATCCATAACGCCAGGATCGGCTTGTGCTACATTCATAGCTAGTTGATATAACCTTTCAACAGCTACAGCTTCTTCCATTCTTTGTGAACGAGCCAATGGGCCAACATATTCAATATCCATATCCGAGCCTTCTGTTTCTTCTGGCGGAGGAAGTACAGCATTTGCTCTGGACATGATTCCATAAACTCTTTCAATTAACGGATTTAAAAACTCTGACTGGAATCTGCCTAATGTTGGGCCAAGTAAACGCTGCATTAATTCATATCTTACTTGCACTTCTGTTGCCGTCATTTGTGGGCCTTCTTGTAATTGTAACTGGTCTGAATAATATGCTTGACGTATTGCTGTACGTAATTGTGTTTCCTTCATATCTGTTATTTGCCAATTAGAACCAATCTCAAGAGGTTTAACAGCTGAATCAGAACGCACTACAGTAATTCCTGCAGGTGTCATTCTTACACGGCCTATCACACCATCATCTTGCACAAGTAATGGCGGATCAATAGCTTTAGCCCATGCTTTCAAACCAATCTCAACAGCTTTATTTAATGTTTTAATATCAGGTAAAGCATTAAAGGCAGGACTTCTACCAAATATTTCACCTGTTGCTTTTGACCATCTTGGCACAAGATAAGGAAATTCATTATAACCGCCTACCCTAACTTTCATTTTATCTTCTACACAAACATGGCAAGAATGAAAAGGCAGTTTTGTAGCAGACTTGCCTGTAGCCCTTTCGTAATCTTCTGTAGGCTCTACAGCATGAATAAAGTTAAACTTTTTCTCTGGTGAATCACCAGCTGCCTTCTTAACTTTCTCCCCTACATTATCTTCACCAAATTCCTGAACAGCTTGTCTTGCTGTAAGTTTATATTTGCGATAAAGCGTATCTACCTTACCTGCAATATTTTCCTGTATATAATATTCGGCAATATGCAAAGTATTAAAATGAACACCGCCAACATCATATCCTTCATTAGCTTCCTCTACAAAAATGGCAGCTGTGCCAATAGAGCAAAGATCCATATACAATTCATGGACTTCGGTATTAAAATTTGTATCATTAAACAAGTCATACATTCTTCTCGCAGTATCTTCCAGCCAAAGCTGTACATCTCTTTGTTCATTAAGTTCTTTGTCTCTTATCTTTAAATGAAACCATGCTAATGATGGAGAAGTTAATGTACCTTGCAAACTACTTGCTAAAAGATTAGAAGCTGTAATTGCAGTTGAATCAAATAACCTTTCTGTTCTTTTCTCGCCTTTGGAACGAACAAAAGTAATATCGGCTTTTCTTGGCATAGTGTAATCCAAAATTTCCTGCCAATGGGTTTCCCATGTTTGGCGCTCTGCCTCCATCCTGGCACATCTTTTTTTAATGTAGTCAAAAGTATCCATTACGAATAAGCACTCTTACTAGAACCGCCTAAAAGTGTTTTAGCTGTTGCTGCTTCCTCTTCAACGCCTTTACCACTTGTTAAAATAGTACCGTATTGACCTTGCCTTTTAGATGCCAACATTTTATCTTTTGCCCTTTCCAGCTTCGCCTCTTCTTCTTTTTGCCTATCCTGCAAAGAAGTATCTACAGCAGGAGGTGGAGGAGGCATTTTAGGTGCTGATTTACCGCCCATGTTTAATTTCCTCTATAACCATTTACATTCTTCTCTTAACATACCATATACAGCTGCATCTACATATTTATTTTTCATATTAAAGCCCTTACGAACAATCCCTTCTTTTGTAAATCCAACCCCTTTTATTAATCTTTCGCTTCTTTTCTTACCCTCTACAGTAACCGCTGTGATTCTACCACACCTTAACTGCTTAAAGCAGTAATCAAACATATACCTAATAAAACGTCTTTGACATATTCTTGGTGTACTCAAAGCTAAATGTATATATATATTATGTCCATCATAATCAGTAAATAAAATACCGCCAATTACCTTGCCATCTTCTACAAAACCGATAAAAGAAGATGCTTCCTTTAACTCGTAAACAAAAGCACGTTTGCATACAAAGCTAGTTACAGATTCTCGCCATGTTTCATCAACAACAGCGTATATCACTAATAGTTTCCGCTACCTAACATTGTTCTTTTAACATTAGCCTCTTCTTCTACACCTCTTGCCCTCGTCATAATTGTTCTCTGCCCATAACCGCTACCTCTGGCTTTTCTCTCCGCTAAAGTTGAAGTAACTGCTGATGCAGTAGTTGTTCCTCCAGGTGCAACGTAATCTGGATCTTTTACTATATTGTATCTTCCTGGAGTTGATGAAAAAGGAGATATATTTGTTCTTTGAATTTCTGTCCAGCCACCGCCTCCTCCTGGCGTAACATCTGAATCTTGCCACAGTTGATACATAGGCGCTTTTCCACCACCCAAGCCAGCAGCTTTTGTTGTTTGGCGCACTTTCTTACCTTCGCCTTTTAATTTTTCATAATGTTCTTTAGGATCAAGATAACCTTTATCATACTGATACATGTGTCCTGGGCCTGCAATAGCACTTGCTTTTTGCTTGCCCTGCGCGCCTGTAAACATACCTGTAATTCTACCACCCATTATATTTCACCTTTTAATTTCCTCTTTGTCCTTGTAATAGGATTTTCATATTCAGTAGGAACAGCATAACGCCTAGCACCTTTTTTAATAGTAGTCCTACCTAAATTTTCTTCGGCTCGTACTGCCTTATAAAAGGTAGAATGATCCGCCCTTTTTAAATGCAGATAAGACATCTTAGGTAAGCCTAATTCATAAGCATCATCTTCATCTACAGGTATTACTGAACCATAATGATATTCACCTGATTTTTCATCCCATCTTGGTACATAGGCAGAATATTCTGGATTAGCATAAACACTTGCCCAATCATAATCACCAAAAATATCGCCCTCTGGCCTGTAAGGTTGTTGTATAGCGCTTTTACCGCCCATTTAATCTTTTCCTCTAAGTAAAAACATTAAATTCAGAATCAGTTTTATGTTGCATGGGTTCATAATTTTTCATTCTAGTCTTTCTTAACGACATTACACAATAACGCATGGCAGAAATCAAATCATCATGCAAGGGTACTATCTTGCCATCCTTTCTGTGATACATACGCATCTCTTCCATAATAGCAGTTTGGTTATTAAATATAAGCAATCTCTGTGTTTTCATTCTGGTTAGCATTTCCATAATACCTGCTTCAACAGAATTACCACCAGTACCATCTCTAGCCCCAGGTTGAGGCGGATTGGTAAACCAGTCAGCACACATATTTACACCTTCGGCTCTATATTGGTCAGTTAAATTTTTACCACTACCCTTATCTGCTTGTCTGCCATCCTGTGGCCAAATAACAGGTATCCATTTACCTCTTGATTTAATTGCACTCGCGTGTACAGGTACAGTTTCTTGGCGCATAGAATAAGAATCATAAACATAAATAATATCGCTATCCCTGTCCCATGCTATCCAAACTGCTGCTGTTGGGTGATCCCAACCAAAATCCAATCCACATAAACGCGGCCAATACTCAGGTATTTCTAATGGTTCGCAAGTAATATAATTCTCAGGTACAGGGAAAACCAAACCTGAACCTAGTTGTGGTACACCTTGTTCACGCATTTTTCTCTCATGCGGAGGTAGGGCTTGTAAGATTTGCTCTCTAATACTCTTGGTCATGTGCGGAGCATCATCCCATGTTGCCTGAATAAGCGCTTGTCCTTCCTTTAAATCGTTTACAAATTGGGCAACAGTCTCGGTCATACCTTGTTCTGGAGTAAAAGTCATATAAACAATTCCGCCTTTATCCGCTGTTCTGGTCAAAGCCTGTGTATAAATACCAGCAGGAGGTTCTTCATCCAGCCAAATTACATCAACCGATTCCCCCATCCATTTTTCCTTACCCATTTCATAAGCCTTAAAACCTATTCTGGAATAACCGCCTGTAACGTGTCTTATCGTTACCGAGTTCACCGCATTGGGGACACCTGCTTTTCTAACAGTCTCGCCAATTTTATCTTTAGGGATTGTGCCTTTACCTTTAGCACCTGGATCATCAGGCTGGCCTAATAATTCCTTCTGACAAACATCTCTGGTAGTTTCATTAGACACCCCTCCTGCCCAAGCACGAACAGGCCTATTAAAACGCTTACCTTTCCACCATTTAGGATATAACCCTGTTGTATGAAAGGCCATTTCCATAGCACCTGAAAAAGATTTACCTACCCTGTTACCTGCCATTAATAATCTTTGACTGGCTATTTCGTTATGAAATTTTTTCTGATAATCATAGGGCTGATAATGATTAAGAAGATTTAACTCTTTTTCAGCTTCTTCTTCAGCTAAAAGCGTCTTTAGTTCTTCGGCTTCTTCTAATTCGTTCATCTTATCTTGTTTGACTTTCTTCTAGATGACTCTAAATGGATTTTTTCTTTCGGATTAGCCTCTTTTACCATTTTATCAAATCCTTCCTGCTCTTTGCTTACTGGGCCAATATTGTATTTATCCGTCTTATACTTCTTTTCCCATATTTCCAACTGGCTCAATTCGGTTTCATCTTCATATTTTTGTTTGGTCTTATGCTCTATATCGTTTTCACTCATAGTCTCAACCAAAGCATATCTGCAAATTTGTCCTGTACCATCATTCCATTGAATATGCAAAAGATACTTTCTTTTTCTATAATTCCCCAAACATCCAGGGTCAAAAGCTGCTATTGTCATTTTAATTTCTCCCAATCCTCATTATGGATTAATAACCAGAATCCCTGGCGACCTTTCTCGCAAAGTGCCACAATAGGTGTTTTCCTTTCTATATCTGCCAAAGCCTTGGTTTTATCCCATAAAGATACAACGCTATGGTTTTTCCTATATTTACACTCTATGAAATATTTATCATGAATCACATCAGCCCTCGTAATTTTAGAGTTTCCGCCAGATAAAGGCGTTCTTTCACCCTCGAAAAATTCTGCGACCTTCCTCTCTTTATTCTTCCATGTTTTTGTAGGACATCCCATAAGACAAGCATACCAATTATTTCAAAGGTGTGCCACCAAACCACATAACCAAAGATTTACGATTACCCTTAATTACTGGATTAACCTTATGCAGCAGAAAAGAGGCAAAAAATATAGCATGACCACGTTTTAGCTCAAATTTAGCTCCTTCATTAGCATCATCTAATTTTCCCCCATTGAATAATACCAACTCACCACCACTAAAATCAGAAGGGTCAGACAAAAGCAATGTCATGGATATTTTTCTAACTGTCGGCATTGAGGACATTTCCACATTAGAGTCCATATGCCAATTATAAAAACCACCCTTTTTATATTCAGCATATTGTCCTTGCTCGGATAACTGCATATTATCGAAACCAAAATAGTTATTATTGGTTACTTCCATCCATTTGGTAATTATTTGATATATTGGCAAGGCATCAGCAAAAGGTATCCAACTAATATTGCTTTTTCTATACAGCGTATCATCTTCGTCTTGTGTACCAATAGTTGCATTTAATACTTTTTCATTACGCCCAATACGAATAATCTCATCACATTGGTCAGGGGTTAGTACAGGCTCTGCTGTCTCTACTACGTAAGATTTCCACGAAGGCTCTGTAATCATGTGCATTAAAGTACCACAAAATAATCCTTTTACCAATACACTAAACTTTAGTTGATACTCTATTTTCCCCTCCGCTGTGTGAGATGAAGCATAATTAACATGAATTTCTTTGACTTGGGGGGGTGGCCTCCTTTAAAT